CATTTATGTACTCTTGATTTTCACTTTCCACTTCACCGATAACATCTTCACCGGATCTCATTCTAAATAATTTAATCATTCTACTCGCTTCTTCCCTATATTATATTTTGTTTCTAAAATCCACTCATCTTTTTCTTTGAAACTCAACACCTTTATTTGTGATAACGGTGCCTTTGGTTCATCTAAACCGATAATTTCTATCAAGTCCCAATCTGCTAACAACCCTGCAATAGTATTCCTACGTTCAATATCATTTTGTGATAGGTTCGTTGGTTTACCATCTAACGCAAACAATTCTTTAAAATGGACAATATAGTAACGTCCTTGTTTGTGCAGTATATGGCATGATTGATATAGTTTTCTCTCCTTTCTAGATGCAACACCTATTCGGGATAATGTCTCACGGACTTTTAGGAAATCATCGGGGTCGTTGAGTCGAACCTCTAGCATTAAGCCAGGATCCCAATCAAGTTTTTCCATGTTTTCCACCTCGACTTATTATAGTTTTTATTTCTTCAAGTTGGTCATTATTAAGTATTTCAAGGGCCTGTTTAGCCTTCTCATTACTATAACCATAGTATTCTTTCACATATTCAAGATTCTTTATCTTGCTGGACCTAAGCCATTTACTAAATCTTTTTTTAGGTCGTATACTATTTAGAAAAAATTGGAACTGTAACTTCTTATCGAGGTGGTGCATCTTGTTCATTTCATTGGCATACAACAGGCACTCTGGAAATGAACTCAATGCTTTGTTCACAATATATGTTGGGTACTTCTTTTCCCAAAGGCCATCGTCATCCGCCATAAGGTCTTCCTTCTTATGGTTGATGGCGTTTAGATAGTCTTTGAGCTCGTACATTATCGATCCATAATGTGTTCTGTTATTACAGATTCAACAATATGTCGCATAACTTTATATGGGTCTGCATTACTTGCCGGACGTCTATCTTCAAGATAACCTATCCAGTTATTGTCAACAGTATATATAGGGATACGGATACTAGCACCCCTATCACTAACGCCGTAACTAAACTTTTTAATTGATTGAGTCTCATGTTTTCCTGTTAACCTTTTACTATTGTCTGAACCATAAGCCTTTATAGCGTCTTTGTGCCAAACCCCTAGTTGCTTACAAACGCCTTCAAACAAACCTTGGCCGCCGGTAGTTCTCATCTCATGGTTAGAAAAGTTTGTGTGCATACCAGAACCATTCCAGTCACCCTTCTGAGGTTTGGGATGAAAATTAATACTCACACCTTTCATTTCTGCAATACGTTGTAGAATGTATCGACTCATCCATAAGTCATCACCGGCACGAATACCAGCACCCAGTACTTGATACTCCCACTGACCCAAAGCAACTTCTGCGTTTGTTCCAGTGATACCAATACCAGCATTCATACATGCTTCTGTGTGTCTATCTACAATCTCACGGCCGACTACGTTATCAGCACCAACACCACAATAGTAATCACCTTGTGCTCTGGGTTTACCACCTCTCGGCCATCCTAGAGGACGACCATCTTTGTACATGAAATATTCCTGTTCAAAACCAAACCACCACTCATCACTAATAAGATTCTGACAATGTGTTCTCGTATTTGATTCATGTGGTTCATGGTCTGCCTGTAATACTTCACACATCACATAAGAACCTTCTAACCCAGCAGCCGTTCTAGCTCGGGTTGCATCTGCACGAACTCTGTCGATGGTATGATACTCTGCAACTGGATTCAAAATACAATCTGATTTATCACCTGTCGCCTGTTGTGTAGATGATCCATCAAATGACCAAACATCTGCATAGTCATCTACTTTTACTTTACTTCTTAAACTTGGTTCCGGTTTATAACCGTCAAGCCATACATATTCAAATTTCATTATTTTGTCTCCGTCGACCATTTACCCTCTGCTTGTTTAATACAGAGTACTCCTACAAAATTAAAGTTTTGCCAGAATGGTTGGACTATTTCAAAACCAGCAGACCGACACATTCCAAGCGTTTCATCTAACGTCAGAGGTTTCATCATATGTCGTAGATTCTGTTCTTTATCCAACAACTCCTCTGCACTATAAAACTGTCGTTTATAATCGTAGTAACAGAACTGCATCATTTCCTGAACCAATGAATTCTCACTATGAATTTTCTCAGCAAATATAAACGCCCCACCCTTTACAAGTGATTCATAAACACGTTCAACAATAACCTGTCTATTTCTTTTCGGCATAAACTGTAATGAAAATATTGATGTGGTTAAACAGTTATTGATTGCTCCTGTTACCCAATTAAAACCTCTCACATCAGTTTTATAAAATTTTAAATGTTCTTCATCTACCAATTCACTATGAAAATCTTCCTCAATTTCAATACCCTTATAACCCACTTTAGGTGCAAACACATCATTCTGTGCTTTCATCGCCTTCAACAGTTTTCCTGTTGAGCAACCGATATCAACTACAGAACAACCATCTTCTACAAAGTATTCTGAAAACTTTAGAACATCGTTCCAAAGATTAGAATATCCACGAACCGACTGGTCAATATGAGAATCGAACCCTTCTTCCGCTTGTGCAAATGTAAATTTAGTCATAACTCAATACCTTATTATACACGGATGTAGCCAAACTTGCAATACATTTCGGAGCAACCATCCGTCCAATTCGCTCCGCCTTTTGATTAAATGTACCTTCTAACTTAAAGTCCTCAGGTAGTCCCTGGACTCGTTTCAACTCGGGTATCGTTAGTTTTCTATCATAGGCATAGTGTATCACTCCAGACAAACCCTTCTGCTGTCCCTGCTGTGTTATAGTGGGACTTGGTAAATCTGGACAAGGTCGTATCAGATTAAATAAACTCTGATTGGGATGATACTCTGAACCCTTTACTTGTCTTTCTGGATTCTTGGGCAGTTTAGGTATCCATTCATTTAGAAAACCTTTTTTCACTGCGTCATATAATTCTTTTACTTCTTCGTGGTCATTTTCCACATCGTCTATAGCCTCAAACAAAGAAACGTGTTCTTTATATGTCGGTGCTGGATAAACACTTTCAAGCGTCATAAAGTTTAAAGAAGTCTTTTCTAATATATCGTTTCTTATTGCTACAAAGAAACATCTTTCCCGACCCTGGGGTGTCCCATAGTCTGCCGCATTGAGAGACTTACCTACTGCCGTATAACCAATGTCTTGAAACGCATTGATGATACGATTAAAGTATTCCTTTGCCTTACCAAACATTATTGACTTTACATTCTCGCCAATAATAACTTTAGGTTGTATATCGTTAGCAACACGAATAAACTCAAAGAACAAATCTTCAACGCCTTTGACCTTTCCCTTGTCACTATAATTCTTTTCTTTACCCCAACCTTTCTCCCTACGTCCAGCAATACTGAAAGCAGAACATGGTGGCGAACCATCTAATATATCCAGTTCACCTTTTCCTAGTGAAGTCATATCCAACAAGTCACCACCAGTCAGATAATTAATGTCACCATCAACAAACGGTGTGCCTGGATAGTTAGACAAATAAGTTTCTTGAGCAGACTCTACAAACTCATTGACACATAAGATGTCTCCGCCAGCAAGTTTGTAACCTGTAGACGAACCACCGCCACCAGCAAAGGTAGAGATAACCGTAAACAGTTTTCTCTCTGCCGATTGTTTTACATCTTCTAAAGTGTATGGATCATATTTCACTTAAAGTCACACTGGCTCATTATTTCTGTAAGACACGCCAACAAGTTTACTTCCGGGTCCGCTACAAAAGCAGAATAATATTGGTACTTGCCCAATACTAATACTGCCGCCGGAATACTTGCAGGGTGCATATACTGATAAAGTGTTTCATAAATTCTACGAAATACTTTTACTGGATCGTTATCAATATTATCAACAACCCACTTTCTAACTTTACTAAATTCTTTACCCTTCAAATGAGTCATCAGTTCCTTCATATTGACTTCGCCAATATTTACAAGGATACCTGAGTCTATCGTACCCGATACACTATAACGCTGTAACTCATTCAACACTCTCCTAAAGTCTGGAAAGTGTTTCATTATCAGTTCGGCAACTACTTCATCCTCAAACCCAATACCTTCACTTTTTAGAATCGACTCAACACGATTCATAAACTGTGATGCTAGTTGTGCTTTGTTACCATTTATCTTAAACTCAATAACTGAGCATCGAGAATGTAATGGTTCAATAATTCTATTC